TCATGATTCTGACTGGGCTCCAAGAATTATTTATCAGTCTTCAGATATCCACAATGTAATCCTAGGACCTGTCATGCAGGCGTGTACTAAACGCATGTTTGGCGGGTTTGACAAGGCACAAGGTCTGCCTATGTGTTTTTCTGGTCCTTACCAGAAAGACACTGAGACGCTCTGCAAATTTATTTGCCGCGGTTCAGAGCCCGGTTGTAAGTTTGTCGAGTCAGACTTTAGTGCCAATGATCGCACCCAGGTGCGTGACGTACATTTGTTGGAAATCTGCTGGCTTCGTCGGTTGGGGGCTCCCAAGTGGATAACTTCGTTGATGCTTGTTGCTAATTCTTTCCTTGCTGGATCTAAAACATTCGGTTTGGTTAGTCGCATCAAGAATCAATTGCCCACTGGTTCCCAATCTACGACATTTAGGAACACTCTTTGGAATGCGTCGCAGGCTTGGTGTTTTTCCTTGAGACACGGTTTTCGCGGCAGCTGTTTGGTTCTTGGTGATGACATGCTTATGCGCATTAACAACCCCTGGTCTAGGAAACAACAGATCAGGCGTGCGTATAAACATGTCACCAACCAAGCGTGTATGGAGTCTAAGGTTTTCGTTAAGGATCACCTCTCTGAATGCACTTTTCTTTCCAAACAGTTTATTATGACGAGCGAAGGGTTCGTTCTTGTCCCTAAACTTGGGAAGGCTTTGGCGAGATTCAATGCGAATGCCAATAATAACCAGGCTGTTTCTGATAAACAGTACCTGGGTGGTAAAGCATTGAGTTATTCTTTCGAATTCCGCCATTGCCCTCCTTTGTCTAGGGTTTTTCTCGAACGATACTTGCAATTGTGCCCCGATGGGGATCAGTCGTTGGCTGGCATTGGTTGGTTCGCAAAGGGTTTTTTCTTGAGGCATGGTACACTTGGTGTACTGGACAAGATTGAACATTGCCAAACAATGTCCAGGGACGACATGACAAGATTCTACCATTGGAAGTACTCTTTGACTGCCACTGATGTCATTGAGCTTGCTCTTCGTTTTGTCTTTGGCGATGAAGACCTCGATGTTGCTACTGTTGGACGCATCATCGAAGATTTCGTGGATTGATGGTTGGGCCTCTTTAGCATGAGAGCCTTAACTCCCCAGGATGCTGGATGGCGATCTGGTAAGC